CCTGCCGTTTTGCCCCCAGTCAGTCGCTGGAGTTCTGCCTGATACTCGGCTATCTGCTGCGTGAGTTCCTGCACATGCCCTGCCATCATCGGGTCGGCGGCGAAAGCCGCACGCTGACGCTGTAGGTTGCTAATCGTGTTCAGAAGCCCTTGCCGCTGGCGCTGGTTCTCGCGCTGTACCAACTGTGCTTTGTCGGTCAGGTAAGTGTTAGCGTCAGCGTACTGGTTGGCGGCGTTTCGGTCTTTGATAGCACCGATTACAGGCTGGCGTTTGATATTACCTTCCAGCACATCACGGTCGTAATCCAATCCTAGCAGGTTGTTATTGTACTGCCTGTCGTTCATCACGATGCCTTGAGTCGCAACCGTTGGCGCGTGACCTGTGGTGATGTTGTTGGACATCGCCGTGTTGTAAATGTCCTCCCCGCGCCAACCACCCATCTGCGCGGCACGTTCAGGCGTCAGGTAGTCGTTCGCGCCCTGCTGCACCGCTGCCGCGTCGATGCCCTTACCGATATTGGCTTGGGCTGTGTTGTTCAGCATGGTCTGGTAATCGTCGCGGTTGTTTATAAACGCGCTGCGCTGGTCCATCTGAATCATGCTGTTTGTGCCAGCGCTGGCAAGTAGCCCCGGCTGCGCGGCTTCGGCAACCTCGTTTGCCCGCGCGGAGTTATCCACGTTGTTCTGGAAAACGCTCATCTTGCCGCCGAACTGCGCTCGCTGCCCCAGAATATCCAGCGCAGAAAGGTCGTTGGCGTTGCGCGCGGCTTCTACCGCTTCATACTGCTTGAGGTCGTTCCAGTTACGGTCGTTAGCATATTCCTTGCCTTTCATGAACGCGCCGAATAAATCTGGTATGTACATTACCTTGTCCCCTTATCTCATTGAAGTGGAAGCATATCCTGTCGGGTCGTAACCTGCAACCCCACCCGCGCCATCGTACGGTGCGTTGGCTTCCGCCTGCTGCCACGAAATGCCGCCGCGCGGCGTATTCTCCAGCATCCGGCTACCGTCGCCCCAGTAAGCCTGTGCGTCGAATCCCCGGTAAGTGTTCGGCACATCAGCACGGGCGTTGATGCGCTGACGCACCGGGTTGTATTCCGTCTGCATCCGGTTATTCACATAGCCGGAAAACGCCATTGCACCTGACGCCACGTTGCCCATCGCCTTCGCGTAATCCCCAAACAGCCCCGCCGCCTTGCTGGCGAGGGAGGCGCTCTCGGATAGCAAGTTGCGTCCGCGGCTGGCGGTCGATATGCGTCGCTGCCAGCGGATGTCGTTCTTTTCCTGCGCCAGCTTCTCAGCGTAGCGACGCCCGAAGTTATCGGAATCGCCGCGCACGGTTGATTTCATGATGTCGGTCTTGGTGAACATCGACACGTCGGGGCAGACGCAATATTTATCCGTGAGGGCGCTCCTATGGCGTTCTGCGGCGGTAAAAACCTTGTCTATGGTGTTGGTATGCCCTGCGATGGATTTGGGGTAATCTGGCTCGTAAGGAGGCTCTGCCCATATCTCGGACAGCTCTTGGTCTTCCAGCGGGCGATAATTTTCGAGGAAGAAATCCCATTGTTCTTTCGCAAGGTCGTAGTAGTCCTTGCCGATTTTGTATTCTTCCTTCGCCGCCTTCCACGTCTCGTAGGTAGCCCACAACGCAACCGCGATGGCGATTTTATCCGCCCACCACCAAGCACCCGTCAGCCCCTTGTCGTTTACCTTCGGGCAAGGAAACGCCTTGATGGAAACATCATTTACCCGCTCAAGCCGCCCGGTAGTTACAACGACTGGTAATCCGCTCATTTATCACCCCATCACTTTTATGGTCTGCGTCGGTTCTTCCGGCTTCACGTACACATCCGGCGGCTTCGGTTGGAACTCCTCAAGCGGCGTGGGATTGTAGCGGTAGCTGCTCACCTGCATATCCCCCCGACGCGGCGGATACTGTGTCTGCGCCCGGTTGCTCTCGTAGGCGATAAAGCTCATCGCACCTTCCGCTGCCTTACCAGCCTGCGTGCCGAGGTCACCGAAAATGCCAGCGGCAAGCTGCGCAAAGCTAGACGCCTGCGCCGGGATGTCGCGCCCGATTTTCAGCACTTGTTCGCGCTTGTCCCACCGCAGATTGTTGTGGACGATTTCTTCCTTGTCCGTGTAGCGATGCGCCATGCCCGCAGCGAGGCTCTCTTGGGTCGCCTGCTTGAGGAGCTGGTCGGTTATGATGGCTGCTCGCTGCCCGGTGCAGTAGCGCCCCGTACAGGACACCGCCTTGTCAATCTGACCCGCGTTCTTCCCCCGCACGCTTACCAGCATCTGCCCGGTATAAAGCGGCTCTTTGTTTCGCTCGTACTTCTTCAGCTTCAGCGCTTCTTTGGTGAGGTCTTTCTCCAGCGGCTTGAAGCGGTCGTTGTAATATTTGCGATGGTCTTTGCTCATCTGCAAATATTTTCTGGCAAGGTCGCGCTGCAACTTCGCCATGCGCAGGCTATTCCATGTGTTGTACGCCATGATGGCAGCAGACAACATGGACTTCCAGCGGGAAGACTGCTCTATTCCTTCATCCGTAACCCCGGTGTTTTTGCACGCAGGGTTATCCGCCGGAACTTTCGGCGTCGTATCTTTCTTCTTCCCGTTCTTGTCAGGCTTTCCGCCCCATTTGCCGAACAGGTCGTCGAAGTTCATTCCATCATTGTCAGAACGTGGCATCTCACACCTTCCAGACTAAGCGCTTTTCTTCCGTGCCGTCTTCGTAGTAGTTCGTGAAATACAGGCGGTCAAACTGCAACAAGCCACTGTTCTGCTTCAGGTAATCCAGCGCTGCCTGCACTTCTTGCTGTCCATCAATCCCCGGAGCGCTTGACACCGCCGTGCGGTGTACTTCCATGCGCCACTTGCCATTCCAGAGGTCTTGATATTTCGTAACCATCGCCAAAAACACCAGCTCGCCTGCGGGGTTACGTCGGGTCAGGAAGTAGCCCGCCCCGGTGTCCCACAGCATAAACCAGTAACTCATCGCGAAGTCTATGTCCCCGAACATTGCTCGCTCATGAGGCGTGTACATCGCGTTCAGAAACGGCACGTACTCCTCCATCATCTGCGAGAGTTCTTCTTGGTCTGTCGGCATTCTCACAATCTGGTAAGTCATTTCGGTGTCTCCTTTGTCCCCATATCAATCACACAAACCCCGGCGACAATCTCGGTTATCTCCCCCGTGCCTTCCGCCAGTATCGTAAATTCAGGTCGGCGTCCATGCCGCCCGAAGGGGATATTGGTATCACCTACGGGAAACCTCCGTGAAATCTGGGCGCGGTCAGAGATGATGCTAATCTCTGTGTCGTGGTCTAGCACCCGCGCACGCAACCGGGTCAGGTCAAACAAAAACCCGGTGTCAATAATTGCCGACAACCACTTGTATGGGCGCAGGCGGTTGCCTGCGTTCCATTGGCTGACCGTACCGTCGCGGAACAGCATCACCAGCTCGCCCTGCCGGGTGGTGAACATATCGACGGGTTCGTCGGAAATCGTCACCATTTTCTTATATTTGGTGTCAGCGTAGGTGTTTCCGTCCAACCACAGCATAAAGCTGATGTTGTCTGTGACTACAAACAACGCGCCTTTATGGTAAGCCAGTCGTGCAGTCTGGGGCGCAAGCTGCCGCCAGTCATCCTGCGACAGCACCTCGCTGGTAATCACCCGTGGCTGTTCAGCTTCATTCAGCATAACTAGCCCGTCGGTGCTGGCGTAAATAAAGCCAAACGGCGTGGTTATCGCCCCCTGCCCGACGTGGCAGTTAATCATCGGGAATGACTGGGTGTATTTATGCACCGCCCGGCAGTCACGGCTGTCGCAACCGACGTCCGCCTGCACCCGGTAGGGGTGTCCGTCTGTCGCCACATACAGGCTGTTGCCGATAGCACCTAGCGCGATGATGTTGTCATCCAGCGTCATTTCCTGCGAGAGCATCCAGTTGTGCGGCTGAAGGTTGCGGCTGAACAGCAGTTTGTTCTGCACGCTTCCGGCAAGAATCGCCGTAGAAGGAATTGCCGTGATGTTCTGAAGTTTCGCAGGTGGCTCGCGGGTGTCCAGTCCCTCGAACGCCCATCCTAGATTGACGATACTCGTGGTATCGGTAAATTCACGCGCATTGGCATCCAGCTCGGTCAGGAAGAACCAGTGGGTCTCCAGTTCCTGCTCCTTCTCTAACCCGGTACGGAAGCCTGTCTCGCGGCGGTAAATCCGCAGCTTCTTGATGTCGTACTCGACGGGCGGGTTGTAACGGAAGGTAATCTGCACCTGCTGCCCGTCTTCGATAACCACGTCGTTACTGGGGTTGGATGGTCCGCTCTCCTCGCCAAAGCTGTTCACGAACGTCACGATGTACGCCACCGAGCGAGAGCGGTCGGTGTCCACGTTGTTTGCACGGGCGACGGGTGCGCCTTGCGGGGCTGGCACACCCAGACGTCGATAAACCAGACGCTTGTTCTCGCTGGTTAGCACCTGCGGATAATCGGCGTTCCCGGTCACGAACAGGCGCGGGCAATCCGGTAGCCACTCGGCAACATCGACACACTTGCCCCAGACGAGAATGTCGCAGCCCCAGACGTACAGCCGCACCATGTTTGCATCCACCTGCTTGATGTGGCGCTGCTCCAAAAAAGCCTTGATGCTACCGTGGGTTAAGTCCACGTTGTGAGCGACGGTAGCGTAGCCCTTCGGCAACTGCTTCTTGCGCAGACGCGGGACGATGCCCGCGAACTCATAGCTCTCCCATGCCAGCATATTAGCCCCTAAACGCTATTGTGATAACTTGGGCATCCACAGAAGCCTGCCCACCGTAGCGAACCACCAGATTGCCCGAACCGGGGTCGATGGATGCGGTGCAGTTTCCCGCCGTGGAATTGGCGCTAACCTGACTGATGTCGGTCACATAGCTAGGAATCTGCACCCGTAGCTGCCCGGGGTTATCGAAGGTCAACTGAAGCCTCTGCCCGAAATATTCGATGCGCGTTCCTGTCGCCCCGGTGGAAGCCAAGTCCACGCGAATCATGTCGCGCAGCGCGCCGGGCGCAGGAGCACCTCCATTTCCGCCGCCACCACCCCCGCCGTTGCCTGCGCCGACGCTAGTCGCGATGCCGTTGGTAAAACAAATCTCCGTCCCGCCAACCATGTAGCACCCGTCGGCTACGGGGGCAGCAAGCTGCTGTGCCTGCTGTAAATGCCCTGAATCGTTGTGGGAAAGCCGCCAGCCGCCGACGTCGATACTGCCCGAAACTTGCTGCGCCGGGTGTTCGATAACCAGCGTGTCCTGCTCGTTATGGCTTTCTAGTCCGCGACCTGCACGAACGCCTGCGCCATCCAGATTAGGGTCGTAGTTGTACACACGACCATCCACGCCGATAGTCAGACCCCGGAACGTGCCGGGCGTAACCCCGGTAGGCGTCAGCCCCACGTAGGCTACCTTGTTTTCATCCACCGTCGCGTTGATACCGTCGCGCCCGACGACGTTTACAATCCCACCGCCGCTCGCGCCGCCCGATACCACGTAGGGGTCATACACCGTACCGACGCCCGTTACCACGATGCCCGGACCAGCCTGCACGTAGCAGCGGGCGTACAGCCCGTCGCCGTTGTTGGTAATGATGTTGCCCGCTTGGTGCGAGATGTTCACCGTGCCGCCTGCACCGCCGCCCTGCTGGCAGTCGCCGGGGTTTGGGTTGCAGTAAGGTGGGGTATAGGTCGGGATGTCGCCCACGCCGGGATTGACGATACAGCCGTTTACCACGTTGAACATGGTGTACGACCCGTCTGGCGTAGTCGTTACCCGCTCAAGGGTCGCGTGTGTCCCGTCCCACGTGAGCTTGTAGTCCATCGCAATGCACACCTCGAAGGGCGGAGTAGGCGGGTGCGGAGGCGGCTCTGGGGTAGGGGTACAGACTTTCGGTTTCTTGCAATCAAGGCTCATGGGGTTCTCCGTGGGCAAACAAAAAGCCCAACCAATTAAAGGGTTGGGCTATTGTAGCAGAGATGTAGTCAGTTTGTTTTCTTTGGGAGAACAATATCTAACACGCGCTTGCTCCACTTCAACTGCAACACAGGCGTTCCGTTTCCTCTGCGTTTGCTGGTATCAAACAACCGGCTATACTCCTCTCCTGCTGCTAGTGCTACCCACGTGTCGCCGACACGGACTTGCAGATCGTGTGCTGCCAAAAGCAGGTTAAAATTCTTGGGCTGCATCGGTGGGGTGCACATCTGCCCTAGTTGTGTGGGCGTGTACCAATGCTCTTGCTTGTCAGCTAACAAATTCGTCTGCCCGGTAAGCTCAAGCAGGTTTACCCCGGACACTTTCAGCACCGCTTGGTTCGCGCTAATGGCAGCGGCGTTGTTATCCAGCCCTATCGTGCGCATGACGCTGTATAGCGCATTGAAATTATTGGAGGGACCGACTAGCTCACCAGCTACTTGTGGTTGGGCAGCAGTCTGCGTAGTGTTTTGTTCCAATTCCTGCCAACGCTGGTTTACTGCGTGGCGGTGCGGAAGACTGTAGCCAGTCACAAGGTCAAGGCACGCATCTTTGGAAAGCTCGAAGCAGGGATATGTTCTTCCGAGAGAATCTTTATAAGTGCTTGATTTTATTAGTTCTCCTGATTTTTCAGGAGAATAAGTTTCCCCATAAAACTCTTTTAGTTTCTTAATATCAGCCATTACATTGTCATGGCGTTTCTCAACCAGCTCTGCCAGCATAACGCTGCTCATGGTTGCTTGTTTGAATACTGCTAAATTTGTCATAGGTTCCTCTGTTAGATGGCGGTGGGGCGCGTAAGCGGCGCACAGAGGAACGCCCACCCCACCATTACTGATTATTTTTACCCGCTTACGACGGCTTGGTTAAATTACTAAATCCTGCCAGAGAAATCAAGCTCTACAGCACCGATGTCACGCTTGTCCTGCTTAAAAATTTCCAAATAAGGCGACCCCCTGTGTGGTAACGCAGCTTTTTGGAGGAAGCTCACACAGGGGGTCTTTAATCGTATGCTGTCATCCGCGTTACTGGATTTGGCTAATATACTACATCGTTCGCCGTCCAGCAAGGCGCATCTGCAACGGACGCCCGCGGCTGATACGGTTTATCCGCGCCTTGCGCACGAACTCCTGATACAGCCTCATCTGGCGGTCGGCTTCGCCCACGTTGTACCACTGGTTATCCGGCTGGCTGTGCAATCGCGCCAACGTATAAGCGACCACAGGCTCTACCCAGTCCTCGTAGATTACCGCAGGCACATCCTCGCTGTCCCGTTCCGGTACGACGGAGAACTCTACCTCCACTTGGTTGTCGCCAGTGCAGTAGTTAGGCTGCACGTACAGCGTTTTGAAATCCCTGTCCACCGCAATCGCAGACGCATGGAGTGGTTGCTCCCAACCATGTGAAAACACGCGAATCGCCAGCACCTCGTAGGGGCGCAGCCGGGTGTGTAATTTATAGCTTTCGATGCACGGCTCTAAGGTCACGCAGACAATCTCGGAAAGTATCTGGCTATCGCGCACGAACTGAATGACCGCGTCCATCGCGAGGGTAGCGACCATCTCCTCGTCCACACCGTCGATGTGCGCCAAGATGCGCGGCAGGAAGTCGGCGATGGGTCTGGTTTCTTGTCCAAACAGCATCATTCCTCCGAAGTTTTGTTAGAGGTTGCGAGAAACTGCGTAAACGCCTCGCTGTGGCGGAAATATTCCTTAACCAAGTTCATCATCACCTCCTCGGACAGTCGCGCCTGAAACTCGCGGGACGGCTCTTTATCGTCGATGTTTGCTATCAAATGCTGCACCACATGAACACACTCGTGCAGCACGGTTGAGAGGACGTCTTCCATCGTTTCGCCGTGGTGGGCGATGCGGGCGACAACCAGCCACTCCCCATCCTTGACAAACGTCATCACCTGCCCGGCGTAATCCAGTCGCCCCAGTACCCGCAGGTCAATTCCTGTCTGCTTGCACAGCGTCTCGGCTTCCTTGTCCTCGTCTATGATGCAGTAACGCCCCATTCCAAGCGGGGCGTCGAAAATTTTAATGTCGTTCATTTCTTCTCCAGCCTCGGCACTTGTAGCAGTAAGCGGAAAGTCTCGCGTCCTTGCGGAGTAATCAACATTTGCGCGTCAGCGTAATCTCCCCGAGTAAACTCTTTCAGCTCAAACAGCGAAGGGGTGTGCTGCGCGTATGGACGGAGTTTTCCTTTCTCGTTACGGTAAACATATTTTCCTTCCAGCAAGAAAGTCACAAACTGATTCTGTTTAACACCAAGCTCCTTCGCCGTATCCCGCACACCCAGCAACAAATTACGGGCAACAAGGTGGTCAAAGTATTCCACTTTGGGTTTCATCTCGACATTTGCTTCCTGCAACGCCAGCTTCTCTTTCTCCGCTGCAAGTAAAGCCTCAAGCGCTTCAATGTAGGTTTGGGGCAGCTTAGATTGGTCCGCAGAAGCTGCCTGTTCCAATTCTTGCCATCGTTGATTAACCGCGTGGCGGTGTGGAAGACTATAGCCTGTCACGAGGTCAAGGCACGCATCTTTGGAAAGTTCAAAACAGGGGTATGTCCGCCCGAGTGAATCAACATAAGTGCTTGATTTTATTAAATCGGCTGATTTTTCAGCCGAATAAGTCTGTGTGTAAAACTCAACCAGCTTACGCACGTCTACCAACACATTCTTGTGTTCTTTCTCTACCAGCTCTGCAAGCATTACGCTAGTCATCATGGGCTGGTTAAAAACTTCTAAGTTATTCATATTACACTCATTTATTTAAGGGCGGCGAGGGTATCGAACGCTGGGAAATGAAGATAAAAACCAGCACCCTCGCCATCACACTTTACTGTTGTCGCCCGTTCGATAAGGCGGGTGTAATTTAGCAAACCGTGTAGCAGAAAGTCAACCACGCTTGTTAGCCGGTGCGGGGTGTCCCCGATATTTCTCGTCGTAGTCGTTATCGCTCTGCTCAGTCATGCCCAGAATCTTGGCGAACATCTCACCGTGACTGTCGCTTTGCGTTTTCATCGTCTGAGAAAACTCGCCATCAACGGCTTTGGCGCGATATAGCACCCATTGGCACGCCGCTGCTAAAAACGCGCAGCGCTCATCAGGCGCGGCGTCGGTAAGCGAATAAGCCTTCGGTTCGACCGCGCAGCGAATCAGCACCCACAGCTCTGCCGTCGGGTCAAGGTTCGCCGGGTACACCCTGATGAGGCTGGACTTCTCCAACAGCTCGTAAGAGCTAATCTCACGAGTGAAATTCTGGCGCTTTTTGTTCTGCGCCCAGACCGTCGCGCGTTCCTTGCGCCGCTGCACCGGGCGGACGTTCTTGCCGTTCTTGTCGCATTGTCCTAGCACATCCAGAACCTTCACGCAGTCGCAGGCGTCCACGTAGCGGTTGCAGGTATCGACCGGGACAATCTTCTGTACGGTGAACATATCCGGGCGCCGGGTCGCAATCAGACAAAGCGCCTCGTTAAAATAGCCCAAAAGCTGCTCTGCCGACCAGATAGAAAACTCATAGCCGGGACGAGCGTCGTCTAGGTCTCTAGCGTAGGTCAGCAGAAGGTTTCTCATAGGGCAGCCATTGATTCGTCAGTTTCGGTAGGCGCAATCGCCTTGTTGAGCGCGGTTACTTCCGCGCTGGCGTTATTCACCGCGACCTCGCCGTAGTACGGCACGTAGGCATCCGAGCGGGCGCGCAGCTCCGGGATGTTCGGGTAAAGCTGGTTGTTGCCCTTGTTCAGCAGGTAGGGCGCATCGACGTTATCCAGCGGCGGGTACGTCGTAGTAAATTCAGTTGTCTTGATGGTCGGGTTTCCGACGAAAGACATCGGGTCAGTTCGTTCAGCAGAAGCACTCATAGTTTCCCCCATATTTGAAAGCGCCGCCCGAAGGCGGCACTGGTTACATCATCGACTTCGCCTTGAGTTTGGACTTTTTATCGCCCATGCTCTTAGGCATATCAATGTCAGATTTTTTTGCTTTGTTTCCCTTGATTGCCTGTTCCGCAGATGAAGCAAGCTTCATCATTTTGGACTTGGCTTTCAGCGAGGATATTTTGCTTTTGTCAGCCATTTGCCCTCCTTACAGTAGGGTGATTTGACCTTCGTAGTCGCGGGTGTGCGCGCCAACTACCAGACGTCCGGTGATGTTGGCGAGCGCACCATCTTTCGGCAGTGCGTCAATTTTCAAGCCGACACCTGTCCACGTTTCCGGGTCGTTCACCATAGTCACATCTTTGGACAGGAACTGGACTTTGGCAGGAGTCGCCACGGTGTGTTCCGGGAATGCCAGTGTGCCGTGTGATTCTTCGCCAGCCATCGGGCAGTTCTTGTCCGCATCCGGGGCTTTGAACTTGCCTGTTACCAGCGACACGGAGATGCCACCAAAGGATGCCAGAGAGTAGTTCTCCATCATGAGCAGGTCGTTGTAAGCGAACACGTCGTCGATTTTGTGCATCGGCGGTACAAGCACCAGCCAGAGGTAGTCGCCTACCTTAGCCTCTTGCAGCATACGCCATACTTGGGACTCCTGTCCGCGCTGGTCGTACGCTTGATTCGGCGAGAGAACGGCGGTGTGGGTGAAGTAACCACGGTCGTATTCAATCGCCGTGCGCTTGGATTTCGGACAAGAGAATTTGTAGATCTCACCGCAGTCAAGGGACACAAGAGACTGTTCGCCTTGTACCCACATTTGGATATGAGCCATTGTTTTCCTCCCTTACGGTGCAAGACCAGAAGTTGAGAAGGAAGCGTAGGCAAGTGCCATCGCATCCGGGTAAATCACGCCGCCGCCATAGACGCAGAGCATATTGTACTGCACGCCGAAGGACTGCGGAATGTTCTCCAAGTTCGCCTCAACAATCTGGGACGTGTGGGCGTAAGCCTCGTTCCAAGCCGCCAGAACCGGATAAACCAGCTTCTTGGTCGCCGGGTCAATCGTCGGGCGCAGGCGCGGGCTAGACACAACAGTGAAGCCGAGGATGTTCTTGGCGACCAGTCCTTTGAACAGCAGGAGTTCCCCGGTATTGCAGCACATCTGTTTGTTAAACAGCGTAACCAGCAGCAGGGTTTCCAACGCTTCAGGGACAACCAGCACCATCTCACCCGGATACCAGCGTTTAGCTTCTTTCAGCACGGTCTTCATCTTGTCGAAGAACACCACGATGTTGTCCGGGGTCAGACTGATTGGGTCGGTCAGAGAACCGAGGTCGATGTTACCGTAGCGACCAGCCTGTTTACCAATGTTGTAACTGGCAACTTGGGTCATCATACCTGTCAGGACGTCGTTGTTCAGCAGTTCTTCGAGGTTATTCCATGCGGAATCCAAGAACTCCTGTTCGTAGGCATCCCAGTAATTACAGGCGCGGCGGATGGTTTCCTTGTCGATTTTGATGGACTTGTACGCCTGATTACAAATCTGAATGCACATCCGGTCAGAATGCGGCTCATCAGGAATCAAGCGCTGGTTCATCTCATACGGACGCCATGCACCGACTTCGGCGGGTTTGCGGAACTCGATGAGTTCGGCACATTGGGTAAGCGGTTTCAGGATAGTCGTATTACAGATATACGAGATGAGACTATCTTCGATGTTGCGTCGGATAATAGTCCCACCATATTCGACACCCTTCCCAAGCGGGGTCGCGAATATATCCTTGTAACCACTTGCAGCGATAGGTTTTGACATTAGTAACCTCTATTGGCTATGGTACTGTAATTCAAGGTCGCGTAACGCGTGAGGCGGATATGTTCCGCGCGGCGCAGCCATAATCGCCTGTGCCTTCGCTTCGTATTCCGCGTAGCTCATCTTGCGCCCAGCTTTCGCCGGAGCGACCCCGCTTGTCCCCCTACCTTGTTGCGGTTCAGCACCCACGGGTGGTTTCGGCTTCTTCCGCGACTCGACAAATTTGTCGAGTTCGCCAATCACATAGTCAGCGTCCCCATGCTGATAATATGCGGCGGCTAATAAATCACTCGGTTTCTCGGTGGCGTATTTGGAAACACCTGAGTTAATAAACTCAACGAACTGAGTGCTTTGGAGAATACTAGCAGCTTTTGGGTGTTTTGCCAAAATCTTTTTCGTTGCCGCGTCCAAGCGAGACTTCGCCTGCTGTGCTGCTTCCTGCTGGCGCTCCTTCTCCAAACGGGCTAAACGTTCTTCCTGCTTAGTAAGCACCGGGTCTAGGATTTTCGTCTTCAGCTCACGCGCTGAATCCTCGTCCAGATGCTCCAGCCCCTCATACAGCTTATCAAGGTTCTCTTGCTGTTGCTGCGGGGTAAACCCTTCCTTCGGCACTTCCGGCGCTTGTGGCGCCGCTACACGCGCGTAGGGATTCGTTTCCCCGGTTTCTGATTGGAATGGTGTCAACTGGTCTAACCAGCTATCGTCGTCTTGGTCGTCTTCCTTGTTTTCGGGTTCAGCCTCCGTACCGTACAGCAACGGGTCGTCTTCCGGTATATCCGTGTTTACCGCAGCCTGTGCGACCACCTGTGCAGCCGCAGCAGCGTTTGCCCGACGCTCATCAATAGACGGCGCGTTAAAGTTAATTTTTGCCATATTTCAATCCCATACCTTGTTTGAACACTTGTAACACATCCTCATACGCTGCCTGACTACCCGCAGCCAAGAGCGCCACCCCGCGCTGGCTCTCGTCCATTTTCAGGGTGAACGCCGCCGCAGCCTGCTGGCTGTCGCGGCGGCATTGCTCAATTTTGCCTTCGAGGAAAGCAATAAATTCTTTGCAGGAATCATCCGGCAACGCGATGAAGACGTCCTTTTTCATTTGCCGTTATACCGTAGTTTGTTACGCACGTCTTTAGGAAGTGCATGAGTTTGCTGCGGGGCTTGCGGCTGTTGGCGCGGGATGACCGGAATAATCCGACCACCCGTGTTGCCTTGTTTGCATGATGAGCAAGACATTTAGTTTCTCCTTAATCGTAGTCATGGTTGCCACGACCGATACCATAATCTGTCGGCTTAAATTTCTGGTCGGCAGTAACACTGGCTTTTTCCGTAGGGTCGGTAACTTCACGGATGTGGATAAAGGTAGTCCGTCGAATACGGGCAACCATCTCCGACCAATTAACACCATCGGTTGAAATCAAACACGGGAAATAACCATCTCCATGCGGTCCAGTATTGGTGTATATCGTACCACGATAATACATGAACTGGTCTGAAGATACTCCTCCGGTTGCTTCTGTGGCATTATCCCATTCCTCATAAACATCCATTGCATACAAACCCGGACCGCGTGTATTAAACGCATACATCAGCATGGGTTTGTACAGGAAGTTATTAGTTGACCCGCGCAACGGGTTCGCTACCGTCATTATTTTATAAGGAATACTGGCGTGCCATGTACGTTCTTCGGTTTGGTCTTTGAACCGGGTATTTACTATATCAAACTTATCCAAAGGTTTTATTGCATCATACCCGAGTAGTATACCCTTCCATGTAGCATACATTGCTTTTCGTACTTCTAATGACAAAGACCTTGTGTAAGCCCTTTCGTTAGAGCCTTCGCCTACGATAACCGGAGCGGGCAAAGAACGCGCAACCTTAAACTTCGCATATAAAGGGTCATTCGGCGGCTGATATGAAGGTAAATTACCTATGAACAGCCCCCACTCCAACGGCGCGCTCCATTGCTGCATCAGTATTTGGTTGTTCAGATACTGGTCGAAGGTCTCATGGGTAATAAACTGCCCTTTAACAGAATCCGCGTCTTTACCGTCTTTGCCGTCTTTACCGTTAAACCAGTTATCCGGCAAGGTAAGTTCTTTGGTAACACCCTTAGAATCCGTAACGACAATCGTGCGGTTCTTGGAAGTGCTAGGTGCGACATCTTTGACTACGGTAGTACCTGCTGCACCGCCGCCTGTTCCGGGGAAAATCTGCTCTCCAGTACGCTCGTCAAATGCTACCTCAAACGGCAACTTGGTAGATACAGAAGTCCCGTCGTTAAGGCGTGCAGTAATGGTCGCCTTACTGTACGAAACTCCGCCTACAGTTCGGGTGTCGCCATATTCAATCGTACTGTTCAGACCCGACACAAACTTATCTGCGCCGCCGCCTCCACCACCTCCACCGCCAGCGGGAAGGTTAAGTGTCGTAATGGATGTGTCATCACGGACAATACGCAACTCCGTACCATTTGCGCCTAACGTAATATCCATAACCGGACGACGCTCAACGGCTTCTCTAGGGTCATCTGACTTCTGGGCGGAGAAATACAAACGGTTATGCGGTTGCTTAGTCTCTACGAGATTACCGTTATTGAGTACACCTTGCAGAGGGATATTCTTGGTAAAGTAATATCCGTCGCCTACATCTTCTAACTTTTCGACTGGCGGAATACCAGTAACCAAATCAGTCAGATAAATATCTGTACCACCGGGGTTACCGGGATTGCCGACGTTGGGAATAGGTATCTCAACTTCAAACGTCTTATCGTCGCTGCGAGTAATAACCAGCGTATGGCTAATCACAGTTTCGCCGGGTTTTATTCTCGGCTCGTAGGCAAACGCCGTAATATGGAGGTCTGTACCGCCGCCTCCACCGCTTTGTTGCGGCGGCAAATGGACAACAAACTTCTCGCCGTCACTACGACGAAGCGTCAAACTCGTATCATTGCCTACGGTATTTATTTCAAAGGCTGTAACGTGTTTGTCTTCTGTCTGCTGTGCCTCTGGGAGATACGCAGTAAACGTTTTACCATCGGATGTTTTTAATTCCAAAACATTTTTACCGCCGCGGTTTGCCAAATCGAAGGACGTAATCTTTTGCCCTTCCGGTAAAACGACTTCAACTGTACCTCCCTGTTCGCGAGTTAATTTCAGGGTATTGCCATTAACGATTTCGCCTTTGCTGACAAAATCGTCTTTAAGGTGTTTCTGTAAATCCTTGACGTCAAGGGTCATCTTGCAAGACATTTCTCAACTCCCAAACTTAAAATTATCCGGTACAGCGTTTGTTTCAAACACATTCTGTTTAACCATTTCCAAACGTGTAATATTAAACAATTCCGGGTCAGATACCTCGAACATATAGAACCCCGGAATGTTCAGCATCGCATAGTTATTGCAGCCACTCATCGTCCACAAGTCGCCGCAGCGGCGCACAGGCTCGAAGAACACTTGGCGGTTTGCCACCAGCTTGTCATACTCATCCTGAATGCTCACCCGCTCGCCGCATTGACGCTCAACATGGAGCGACGCCACCGGACCAAACGACACCTTGTACAGCACGAAACAGCTATCGGATTCTATTTGCAGGATGCCATCATCCTCGTTCGTAATTTTGCCCTTCAGCACTTCCGGCGCGCCATACAACGACAATAACGCCGACTCACCGGGCGCGATATAAAAAATATCCGAATACGCCTTCTTGCCGGAATCGTCGATAGCGCGCGTCTTCCGGTCAAACAGTACGCGGGGCGTGTATTCAGATTCAGCCCTTGCCTTCACCTTTCCCTCCTCACCCGCACGCGCAAGGCGCTGTTTGGGCAAACACATTTACTTCCTGAAGTGGTGTTACCACCGCAGTCACCGTTGTTTCCGACGTGTCCCCACTCACCTCGACCTCGTAGTACCCCGGCGTCTTAATCACAAACACCGGATTGCACTTGTCCAAGCGCCAACATTCCAGCTTGGCGCGGCGCAGTATGATGCTACGACCGATAGTAACCACCGGGCAACATCCACCTGAACCCTGCACAGGCACACCCTGACTGGGCATCACCTTGTAAATTTCGACCTTGGTCGTGTCATACTCGGCATAGCAGGTAAGCACCATCTGCTGCCCCGGCTGGACAACCAGCAGCGCTTGCTTCTGCTTCGCATAGGGGTAAACGACATTCTCGACCGGATTCGTATCGTTGTACTCGTGAACACGCCCCCGGAAGTCACCCGGAAGCCCTAGCCCCTCGCTGGTCGCGGAGGAAACTTGGCTCTTGCCTGTTTTCAGATTCGGTGGCATATCACACCAACAGTCCTACGATAAATCCAATAAAACCAAATATTAGTGCAACGCGGACGATTGTGCAATAGATACACGCGACCTCCTGACCGTCGTCCTCCGTGACCCACGCGATGAGGTAGTCATTCAGCCATCGCTGGCTGGCAGCCCACGCAACAAACCTGTCGTGGATTTTTCTGAGCGGGGGTGGTAATCTCATGACCTTCTCCAATAACTTCAAGAGGGTATATTAACATGGCACTCCTAGACAACCAAACCGTCACCGTCGATGACAAAGTGTACGACATCATCTGGGGCTACGGCATTGTAACCAGCACCATGTTCGGTTCAATCCAAGTTCGCTTCGGCGACAACCGGGCGGTCAAATATGAGGCTGACGGCTCACTGGGCGGCGTCAGACGCCTTTACTGGCACAACCCGGTAGTCATACCGCCACCCCGAGACAATCGCGGCTGGGAGACGCTCCAGAGCGTCCTGACAACCGTCGCCGCCCACCTAAAACTCTAATCACGTCTGCGGGAGCGTTTGCTCCTGCGGCACAGGCGCACCTTGCGGCTGCGGGGCTTGTCCCGGTATGCCGTCTGGTGCGCCTTGTTGCATCTGACCTAACTGCGAGGCAATCTGCTGCATCACAGGCGGCGAAAGCGTCTGACCCGGCTTCAGGATGTCGGCAGTGCGCAGCAGGTTCTCGATGACGGGCAGACGGATATGCTCCGGTATCAGCTCGCCAAGCTGCCCCAGAATCTGCATATTCTCCATCGCCGTCTGCTTGTCCATCTCGCGTTCCACCATGCTCGCTGCGCCCTTGGCGATAATCTTCGCGTCGCCTGTGTACTCGAAGTCCTCGTCGTACATAACCAGCAACATATACAGCAGCGTCACCATCGGCTCGATAACACCCAAGTCCAGATTCATAAGCGCCGACTGGATGGGTTTCAGGGTATTGCCCTGAAGCGTCAGCAGCCCACGTACCGTCCTGTTCGCTCCGCTGCCCACAGGCTGTCCATGCAGGGCGGCGGGGATGTTACTGATAACGTGCGCCTGCTCGAAGATGTAACTGGCAAGGCGCAGCGCTGACTCGGTGGTCGTCGGAATCTGAGTAAACTTAATTGCCCGTGAACCGTTGCCCATGCGGTCGCCGTCGGCAACCACCACCATACCGGGCGCGATTTTCGGGTCGTCAATCCAGTCATCCGGCACGTACTGCAAGATGCGGCTAACCTCCACCTCGGTCACAGGCTCACTCGCCAGCGACAGGTTGTACAGCGCGAGGTTCACCGTGGCGCGGTATGCCTTGTCCAGCGACAGGAGTTTCTGCGCCAGTCCGCAGCCGACGATGGAGTTGTTACGGCTCTCGAAGCTGGCGGTAAACACCGGGCGCTTGTACTGACTGGGGTTGTTGTTAATCTGGCAGTAGATAACCTGCCCGCCGCACATGATGATTTTCGTCTCGTAGAGCTTCTTTTTTTCCAAGTCCAAAAAGCCCATTTCTTTCAGCTCATACCCGCTGAACCGCCCGTAGCGGATAAGGATTTCCGCACTCTGCCCGCGCGACCACTCCAGCGACGTCTGGCGTACCTCTGGATTCTGGTCAAACCATAGCAGCCACTCGCGCGGCACGTGACCTTCCTGCGCGTCCTCGATAAGCTGGTCGATGACGTCGAAGCGGTAGCCGCTCTTGTCGTCGGACTTGGCGAGTTCCCGGCAGTCGTAGAGATAGTCATACCCAACCATCTTGCGGATAAACACCGCCGTCCCGTCCTGAGTGTTGGTGCTGTCTTCCGTCCAGTAAAAATCAAACGGCGACACCCGCTCGAACACCCACGACACACGGGTCTCCTCGGTGAACTTGTTGTCCTTCCACACGCTCTCGGTGCGCACCGTCGGAAACGGTCCGTGCATACAGGCGTAGGGGTAAGTGGCGAAGTCGTCCGCGAACTCCATCACGGCACGCCGATAGCCGCCCTCGGTCGTCTTGTCATACAGCTCCTGCTCCAGTAACCGAGCCTGCTGCTTGGCGTGGTCGATAACCTGCTGGCGCATCTCCACCTTAGCCTGCTTGAGAAGCTCCATGACGGCTTCGGGAGGCAACCCCGGCAGGTCAGGTGAGGCTGCCGCGTCGGGGGGCGCAACGCCGCCCTCAGTAGCTCCTGCGACGAACGCCTGCTGCTCCTGCACCACCTGCGCGCTGATGGACGTAATCTCGTCGTAAATTGCCTGCATCCGGCTGCGGATTTCGTCCTGTGGAATTTCAGGCTCTGGGGTAGGCTCGACGATAAACGGCGCACGGCTAATATCAACCAGCGTCTCACGGATAAGGCTAACCAGAATATTGACCTTAAACGCCACGATGCTAACAGGCATCGCCGCCCACGGTGGGAACTTCTCGCGCAGCTCCGCCTCGCCATCAAGCAACTGGTCGTCCCGCGCCTTGTAGCACTCATGCAGCAGATTGTCGAGGGTGTACTCGCCGACCTGTTTGCCAGCGCGAACGGTGCGGGCATGGCGGAACTGGCGCATGACCTCAAGTCCCAGTTCCTCGTGCGGGGTGATGGTCTTCTCAATGCGAGACGCCTTGAGGTCTTGGTTATCGTCGATGTGCTGGATGACTGCCATGAGTGGTGGTCCTTGCTGGTTCGTGAAAAAGTTGAGTGATTATAGCAGGGTAGTGCGTGTGCAGGGAAAGCGGTAGGCGGAGGCGCGTCATGCCCGCGCGCGGGCGAAGCTGGCAGCCGCGAGGCGTCTGGCTTTGTCCAGCGCATCGTCTGACAGCACGGATGATGTGATATGCAGCGCGCCGTACTGGAAAGCGTCCGCCCAGTGGCTGTACTTGTTCTTCTCGGGCTGCGCGGAGAAGACCGTGTTCAGTCCCCCGACTTTGAGCTTGCGATACTGATACCCCCCATCCATCGCATCCACCAGCTCACCGAGCGATGGGCTGATGGAGAGAGAACCCTTCTCCCGGCGGTTGAGCATAATCTCGCTGGCTTGCAGGCGCTCCTTGAAGCGGTTAGTAGGCGCTGGTATGGCATCAAAGCCTTTCTCCCGCAGCAGGTCGATAGGCGTGATGGCGGTGCGTGCGTCGCGGGCGTTTGCCGGGTCGCAGACACAGAGCGTGTTACACCCGGCGTAGCGCAGGGTGAGGAGCGGGGTCAGCACGTCGTCGATGAACTCCTCCAGACCCATCTCCTCGCCGTAAATCCCGTCGGCTATCTGCCACTTTGACCGCACGTGCTGCCAGATGAGCGCGCAGGGATGGATGCCGGAGGTGTCGATGCTGATGAGGCAGTCCGTGAGCTTGGCGGGTTCAAGCGGGCTGTCCGCCACGTGGAAGTCCTTGTCGAAGTTGGTAAAGACCTTCTTGCCGTCGCCGCCTGCACGACCATAGCGGCACAAGAGGCGGGTCTGAATCATATCGGTCAGCCCCATGCGCTCGTAGGTCGCAAGGTCGTTCAGATATTTCTGCCCACCGTCGAGGTTCACCAAGTTCTCGGCGTGGGGGTTTACCGCGTAGGTCGTCTCGCCCGTGTCGGTATTGACCGTCTCGATAAGCGCAGGCGGCTGCTCGTAGAGCATGGTGTTAGGCGGCAGCGTGCCGGAGTGGAGGTACTCGACAAGCCAGTGGTCTTTGGGTGGGTAGTTGTAGTCGCCGATGACACAGTAGAGCGTGCAGTGATTCTTGCCGTCATCCCACATATTCGCAGGGGGATACCGCCCGACCCGTTCGCCTGCCTTACCCACCAGCTCCTTCGGCAGACCGGTCATCTCGTTTAACCAGATAGCAGTCGCTTCATACGAGTCGAGCTTGCCGAGGTCGAAATAGGACTCGATGGCTATCAGCTCGAAGCGCATATCGGCGATGGTGTGGTCTGGCAGCGGCAGGCGGCAGTGAACCGTTATCGGCTTGCTGCGGTTAATTTTGGTGTACTGGGGCGGCAACCACTGGCGTAGCGTTTCCAGCGTGGTACGCTCCAGCTCGCCGTAGGTAGAGCGGATGATGGCGAATTTCGTGGGGCGTATGCCGTCAGCCGTTGGTTCTTGCCGAAGCCCGATACCGATTAGCTCCAGAGCGCTTCCGACCGACTTGCCGCTTCCGGGGGGTCCCGCGACGAAGCGGTTGAAATATTTGCCGTAGTCCGCATGGAATCGCTCCATCGTAGGGTATGCGCGGTAGGTGGTCGCCATCACAGCACCCCCATTTGCAACAGGTCGTCAGCGGAAGGTTCGGAGCCGACGGGCGAGGGCAGGGTCGCGTCGGGGGTTAGCGGGGTGTGTTGGAGGG